TGGTCTTCTTTCTGACCCGTCATGCCTTCTGCATTTTTATATTCCTGTACTGTTATTAAGTCTGCCATAATTAAAAAGTGGGAATGTTAGGTACATTCCCGAAAACCTTATTGAGCTAATATTAGCTAGCTTTGTACATCCAAGCCCATTTAGAAGTTGCACCATCAATTAAGTCAGTGAATCCTAATCTCTGAGAAGCCACTAAGACTCTTCTTTGATTAATTACTTCATAGTCAGATTCTACTGTTACGCCTCTTAATCTTGGCATTACGTAGTTTCTTGGATTAACAGCAACAGCTGCGAACTTAGATACTGCTGGTGTAGCGAATTCATCACAAAGAAGAACTCTTGAACCGAACACTTGTCCGATTTCACCAGATAACTTAGTTGCCATGTCGCCAACTAGGTTAGCGTCTTGGAACTCTGTATCTTCTAATAGTTCGTAGTATGATCTTTGTGAAACAATATACACTACTTCACTTGGGTTCACACCATATTTACCCATGTTCTTTCTCATTTCAAGTAAGTCAGTTGCTACAATTTTATCAGTTGCAAAAGCAGTTGCTGATTGTGTGTAGTCACTGTCATTTCTTGCTAAGTGTAGTAAACCTTCGAAAGAAGCTCCGCCAGTGCCAAATACACCGTCAGCGTCATCACCAGCTAGGATTGAGTTTTCAATTGCTCTAGCGTGTGATCTTACCATTGATTCTCTAATTAAAGGAAGAATCGGTAAGATTGCATCTTCTTCAGTTTCATTACCTAGGAATGATTGAGAGATAAGTTTTTTAGTTGAAAGAGTTCTTTCAGCCATAGATACCCCAGCATCGTCACCATAAGTAGCAGACCTCATATCTAAGTTGTCGTTTGCTACAGCAGACCCTGAAGTAAATTCAGCGTAACCACTATCTGGTAAGATTGGGATAATCATGTTTGCAGAAGTCATTGGTACTTCTCTAAATAGAGGAGCTAAGACTAATTCATTTTGAATATCTCTTTCAATATTAGTTGAAACGATTTGCTCGAAATCAGCTGATGAAACATTTACACCTGAATGAGTGTTAACTTTTTCCATCACATTTTTAGCAACTTCACTGTCCCATCCTTTACCAGTAGCTAAACCAGCAAATTTTGCGTCAACGATATCTTGCTCAAAAGTTTTCTTCCAATCGCCTTGACCGTTTCTGTCTGAGAAATGTCTTTTTGACTCTCTCATTTTTACGATTTCTTCTGATTTCTCAGCTAGTTGAGATTCGAGTCCTTTAACAACTTGCTCTAAGTTAGAGTAGTCTTCTTTAACTCTAGACTCAACATCATTCATGAGCTTCTCAGCTCCTGTTAGTCCAGCTTCAACTATAGTTTTAGTTTTTTCCTGATCTGCTTCTTCAGCAGCTTTTTGAACTTCCGCTTCGTCAGTTGCTTTTTGAGCAGCTTCTTCTGCAGCCTTCTGTTCAGCAGCTTTTTGTTCAGCTTGTTTCATTGCAATTTCAGCAGCTGTATCAGCAGCTACTTGCTTTGCGAATGCCTCAAGATTGAACTCTGAGTTGCTTTCAGGAGATTTATTTTCTTTTGACATATTTGTCTCCATGTTGTGGGATTCCTCCCTTCCTGGCTGCTCAACATTAACAGCGTCTGCTGATTCTGCTGGGTTAGCCTTATAAAAAGTTTGCTTATACTTGTTGTATTCTTCCATGCTATCAAATGACTTGCTTAAGCCAAAGGTTGCCCCTTGGTTGCAAGGCACTGATACTACGGAAACTTCAAAAAGCTCTGCGTCCTTTATCTTGTATCCATCGGTTTCAGTCATATAATCCGCGTCCTTGACTTTGAAACCAACAGAAAAAGCTCCAAGGACACCGTCTTTAATTAATTGTGTTACATCACCTGCAGCTTTTGATATCTTTGCAGATATCTCTAAACCGTTTTCTGTAACTTGTAAATCTTTTGCACGACCAATAGGTTTGTCGTAGTTGTGATTGAACAAAATAATTGGATTATTTTTGAAATTCTCTAATCCACCTTTTGTCCATGCTCCACTTTCAATAATATCTCCAGCTCTATCAAGTCCGTTTGTACTTGCGGAACCTTTAATATCTATGCCACCATCATCAGTTTCACCTAATGCTTTAAAAGTGCTAGTCCAATGATAAATCTTATTTGACATCTTTCTTCTCCACTTTCTTCTTAGCAGGTGCTTTTTTCTTAACAGGTGCTTCTTTTACTTCTGGTGCAGTTACTTCTACTGGGTATCTTTTTGAGACTACACTAAGTACTCTTCTCCAAGAACCAAATGCTCTTCTTAATAAGTAATCTTTAACAGGAACATCATTCCCTTTTGCTTTATAAGCAGGCAAATCCATAGGACCGCCTTCTGCCTTAAAGTAATCGGAAAGAGCTTTTACCATCATATCTTTTGTCATAATTATTCTTCCTCGCTTGGGGCAGCCTCTGTAGGTCTACCTCCTTGTTCTGGATTAGTAGCAGAGCCTGCTATATTTGCAGGTACTCTTGGCTCATCAAATCCATCCACAGGTTCTTTTCCTAATGCTTCTCTAGCTTCATTAGCACTTAATATGCCTGTATTGACTAAAGTAGCATAGTATGCTGCCTGGTCTCTCAATTCTGGTTGTAAAGCAGGAATCCCTGTTACATCTTCAGACATTGAAAATCCAAAAAATCTTTCTAAAGCACAACTAACTTTTTTAACTATTGGTAGTATAGTTTCTAAGTAGTATAATCTATGGTTAGGTCTTATGTTTGCGTTGTTGCCTCCATCCATTAAAATTGATGGTATTCCCATAGCTTCTAATATAATTCTTTCATTTGACTTGATTCCTTCTTGAAAGTCTAACTCTTTAAAGTTAATTTCTGTCAAGTTTTCTACTTCAAGTCCGCCATCTAAAAATAGAGGTCTTCTACCTCCTGATTTAGGGTTATATCTTGCAACCCAGGCTTGTAACATTCTTTCTTTAATCTTTTCAGAAAGAGTGTTTGGTGACTTTAGTACTAATCCTGGAACTGCTCCATTCTTAAAAAAGTTATCTTGGAAATCTCTCATGCTTCCTAGTAACTGCATAGTTCTGAAAGCTGGTTTTAATCTTGGTGTCCCTCTGTATATTGAGTTGAAACTATTTTCTTTTATATGTATAATTTCATCAGGACTGTAATCTATTGAGTTGTCATATGAGTATCTCTCTACGTAGGTTTTATCATCTGTGTAAATTCTTACTTTATCTGCAGGAAGATGATATAAATGTGCTCCATCAAAATAAATAAAGATGTTTCCATCTATAAGTAAATCAATTATAAGATTTCTTTTAAAAGCACTTACATCTTGAAAAGGGTTTGGCTCTTTGTTAATAAGTAAATCTACTTTTGACCTACGAATATTTTTTAAAACATTTGTAGTACCTACTATCTTTTCTCCAATAGCAAAAGGTATTTCTGAAACATCATCAACAATCATATTTACTGCTCTATTAACAATTTCTAGTTGTTCATAAGCATTTCTATAATTGGTTACGACTTCACGAGAATCAATAGTCATACCCTCATTTCGGGATATTACATACTGAGCAGGATTAAGCTTTTCCTCATCTACTATGGGAGCTCTACCTAATAATCTATCATACCATGCCATATTTGTCTCTCTGCTTCTCGACCCATCTTTTTTGTTTCTCTGCGTGTATCAACTTGGGTCGTTTTCCATAAACTGAATGTAACTTCATATGGTGACTATGGCAGAGTGTGACTGTATCCTTGTAAAGTTCTGTATAGTGTTCATCAATAAAGGCTTCTCGAATCTCTAGTATTTCTTGTTCGTTTTTAATAATTAATTTTTTCTTTTTTATCCAAGTTTCTAGTAGTTCTGTAAGCCCGTGATAGTGATGAAAATCTAACTGTTCGGTACTTCCACAGATATAACAATCGCTTGATTTTTTATATTGTGATTTCGCTTTATCTCGTACGTATTTAACTAAATCTCTTTTGAAATTCATATTTCTACTCTTAATTAGAATTATACCAAAAACATACAGCAAATGTCAAGAACTGTTTTTTGCAGGTGTTACTAGAACGTTGTGGCTGTAGTTTCAAATGTATATAACGCATATCGCATAGCATCAGCCATATGGGATGCCATGTTATGCTTGGGTTTCTCTTTTAATAAATTAGGGTTGGGGTCCCATTGATATTGGTCTAGGGATGATATGGCTTCTTTGCAAGTTTGGTTTACTATAAGGTCGTCATTATCTACAATGCCTGCTACATGACCTATGCCATCTAATACTGATTTTTTAGCGTTTATAGTACTAATATCATAGTTTTGTGCAAAGTCGTATCTTGTTTGTTGAGCCGCAGAGTCAATATAAATAAAATCAATATCCCATTTTTGAATTAATTTTTGGATGTGTATTGCGTGCTGTTCTGTAGTCTTTTCAGAGTCCATATACTCGTCTAGAAGAAAGTATTTTCTTTCATCCCAGTCGTATGCAATTACACAAAAAGCTGTAGGGTCTTTGTAGCCTACGTCAAGTCCAGCAAAAACATCCATATTTTTAACATCCATTTGAGATAAGTCTGCTTGACATGCTTCGTGATTAAATGCCCATACCTGACCTTCATAAACATTAAAGTCTGCCATATACTCTTGGGCAAACTCATTTGCTGACATTGTCTTTTTAGCTTCTATAATATCTGATTCTGCTACACGAGGATTCTCATGATAAGTTGCTTTTACGGAGCACCACTCTGGAAACTCTTCGCTGTACCCTCTGTAGTAAAACTCTGCAAAGTAATTATTTCTACCCCTTGGAGTAGATATAAAGATTGCCTTTGAGTTTTCTTTGTCTAGTGTGGGCCTGAGCGCAACATTGAAAGCATCCCTCCCGTCTGTGAGAGCGGCCTCGTCGAATATGATGAGATCGTATGACCTACCCACAACCGAATCAACTTGGTTAATGGAACCCATACGAATCGTAGAATTATTTGAAAGTTCAATAACTTTATCTTTTGCATTGTCTCTAAGTACCTCTAAATCAAAATGTTTAATAAGATTTCTTTGCAAATCAAATGAGATTTGCGATAATGAATAGTTAGGTGACATTAATAGTACATGACTGTTTGGTACTAAACAAACTAGTTGTCCTATTATATTTGAAATATAAGTTTTACCTTGACGACGAG